GCTTGTTGCCGACCACGGCCAGCGCGATGACGTTGACCGCAAGGTCGCTGCGACGGGCTGCGGGCAGGGTGGCGTTGACGGTGGCGCTGTGGATCGCGCGCGGCTGCATGCACAGGATCTCGACCGGCGCAGACCAGTCGACACCGGCCAGCGCGGCAGGCGCCCAGCCGTCGCCGCTGATGCTAGTGGTGAGCTTGCGCCAGTGCTGCTGCTTGACTGCCGCGCCGTTGAGCATGCGGTGCACCGTGGCGCCTTCGAGCGGGCCGTAGGACTGCGTGGCAGGGAAGGTTTGCAGCGCGATCTCGACGCCGGCGATCTTGAGGGTGGGGACGCTCATCGGCGGTTGCCTCGTTTGAGTGCTTCGGTGCGCAGGGCTTCGGACATCGAAGATGCATAGCCAGACGCACCGGCGCCAGGTGAAACTGGAGTTGTATTTATCACCCCGATCTTGGCGATGATCTGGTCGAGGTCTGAAATCAATTGCTGCGTTTGCGGTCCCGGCTTGATGTCGACCTTGACTTCCTTGCCGATTCCGTCAAGCGACGCCTTCAGTTTTTCCGACTGGGCTGCAGCCATGTCCTGCTGCTGCGCCAAACCCTGATAGCGCGCCCGCTCATCAGCGGCGGCGCGTTCCAGCGCGGTGGCTTCTGCCAGATTGGCCTGGCGGCGCAGGCTTTCCTTCTTCGATACATCCTCAATGCCGTCTGCCAGCGTGCGCAGCGCTTCGGCCTGCTGCTGTACGCTGTCAAGACTTTCGGTGGCGGCGGTACGCTGCAGCTTCATGGCTGCGATGGTGGCGTCGAGCGCGGCCAGTGCCTGCGCTTCTGGACCATCGCCAACCGTGCCGCCGTTGGCCTCGGCGCGCAGTTTTTTGGCCTGCTTGAGGTAGTCTTCTTCGGCCTTGGCCGATTCTGAGAAGGCGGATTGCAGCGCGCTTTGCAGCCGCTTTGCATCGCTGATCTGCTCGTTTACCGATTCTTTCAATGATTCGGCAATGGCCTTTTTTGATTCTTTCGCGGCATCTGCCTTGCGCACATCGTCTTCGGCAGCCTTGGCATTTTCCTTCTTTGCTGCTGCGGCCTTATTCTCGACGGCGATCTGATCTTCCAGCAACTTGATCAGCGCGCGCTGCTCTGCGGCAATGGACGAGGCACGAAGGCTGTTTCGGCTGGCGCCGTCGGTTACTGCCGCTAGCTTCTCGCGGGCCCGCGACAGCTTGTCGGTAGCTGAGGTGACGCGATCGAGCGTGTCCGGGTTGATGTTGCCGAAACCAAAAAAGCGGATTTTGTCGAGCGCCGACCCTTTCTGGATAACATCATCCATCGCCGACAGGTATTCATTCAGTGACGGCAACAGACTGCCGATGATGCCCTGACTGGCGCCGGCAGCGTGCGCCTTGATCTTGTCCAGGTTGTCGCCGAACTTGTCGGCAGCAGCGCCCATTTCGTTGCTCAACACTTTACCAAGCGCAGCCGCCTCCTCTTTCAGGCGGCGGATGCCGTCGCCGCCTTCATTCAGCAACGGGATCATGCCGGGTCCGACTTTCTTGCCGAAGATGTCGATGGCCAGCGAGGTCTTGGTCACGCCGTCCGGCAGCAGGGCAAAGCGCTCGGCCAATGCCTCCAGCGCATCGGCCGGGTCAGTAAACTGGGCAGGGTCAATGCGCAGCGTGGCGAAGGCGTCAGCCACTTCGCCCTTGCCAGTTTTGGCCGAGTCCATCGCCGCCACCAGCGCGATTAGGCTTTTCTCCATGTCCTCGATGCCATTCTGCTTGCCTGCGTATTGCAGCGATGTCAGGTTCTCGACCGTGGTGCCGGCGCGTGCTGCGCTGTCCGCCACATCGTTCATCGAGTCGACCACACCCTTGAGCTTGCCGACGAAATACACAACCGAGATGCCGGCGAATAGGTTGCGCAGGATGCCGCTCAAGCCGGTGGCGGATTCGCCAAGCGAATTGATTCCGCCCTTGGCCGATGCAAATGCGGCCTTGGTGCGGTCAACCGCGCTCAGGATGATCTGGGTGATCGGATTCGCCATCAGGGTTTCACCGGGTCAACTGTTGCGCCATGCCAGGCCACCAGCGCGTTCATTCGTTCGGCGCAGGTTTCGTAGAGGCGGTTGGCGTCGGCGATCCAGTACGCAACGTCCCGATCAGAGGCGGCAAGGTGGGCGGGACTTTCACCAGCAGGCTGGCCGGGGGTTTCGACAAGGCCCCAATCTGAGCCGGGCTGCAGCAGGCCGACAGCAGCGCCAGACAGGCAAGGGGTGCCAGCGGTAACGGATGGGACATAGCGGATCACCTTGACGGTTTTGGTTACGATGCGGCCCTCGGCGGCGACGAGCTGCGCGGCGAGGCTGTCGGCGCGCCGGGTTTCGGCGGCCAGGCGTTTGAGGTAGGCGTCGGCGGAGCGGGTGCGGGCGGCGTCGGCTTGCGTGGTGGCGATGCGGTGGCCGGAATAGACGCCGCCGCCGAACAGCGCGGCGACGCAGGCGAGCATGATCCAGAAGCGGTAGGGCGCGAGCGCGGCGGCGATCATGGCGCGACCTGCTTGTCGGTCCACTCGCGGCCGAGCCAGATCGCCAGCACGCCGGCGACGGCGAGGCCGAACTCGGTCGCACCCATGGCCGGCACGGTGCCGAACAGCGGCAGGGTGGCGCCAGCCAGCACGAACTTGATCAGCAGCGCGGCGTAGGCGGCGGAAACGAAGGCCAGGGTGGTGGACTCGCGCCCACGGGAATCCTTGAGCGAGAACATCAGACCACCTTCCGGTAGCGCACGGCGCCGTCACGGTGCAGCGCCAGCAGCACTTCGCCACGTTGCTGTCCGTCTTCGCTGTGGCTCACGTGCACCCAGCGCGAGAATTCGTCGATCACCTGGTCGAACGGCAGGTCGAGCGCGCGGATCAGTGCCACCACGTTGGCGGTGGACATGCCGGGGATGATGAAATCGACCGCCTCGCCTTTGCAGTGCTGGCTAGATGGCGCGCCGCCGATGCGGGCGTTGACGTTTTTGGCGCGGTAGCCGCTGCTGACGATGATGGGCCACTTGACGTGGGCGCGCAACGGTTCCAGCACCTTGACGCACAGGGTGCGCAGGGCGTCGATCTGGGGTTCGCCCGGGCTGTTGTCCAGCTCGAAGCGCGCGGCCTCCTGGCTGATGGTCAGCTCGTCGAGCGTGAAGTGTTCGGTGAGATTCATTTGCCGTTCCTCATGCGTGCCGCGATGGCTTTTTCGTGATCGATCAGGCAGTCGCGGTCGCAGTAAATCAGCTCTGGTTCGAGCGCCTTGCCGCAGCTCATGCACCGGCCGCGCCGAACCGGCACCGGCTTGCGCAGACTCAGCGCAAAATCGCGTGCCATCTGTTCGTGATGCTCTGCGCGTTCGGCGTCGTCCATGCTGCTAACCCCGCCACTGCCCGGTTTTGACGAACAGCCAGACCGCAGCGGCAAGTGCCAGCAGCGGAATTGAGGCCTTGGCTGCTGCGCTCATCAGCTTGACGGTCCACCAGAAGCCCTTGAGGTTGCCCAGCGCTTCCAGCACATCAGCCACCCGCCCCAGGTTCTGGTTCAGGTTTTTCATGTTCTCGGCCATGTCGCGGTGGCTCACCAGCAGTTTTTCGATTGAGGATTCGCAGTCGGCAACCCGTCCATGTAAATGCAAAACCGCATCCTCATCGGTGCGGCGGCGGTGGGCGCTGGCCTGCGAATCAGGCGCATCGTTGTGGCGGCGCTTGACGAAGCGCGGGTCAGGAGTCTTGGTTCGGTCCACGGTCATGGTTCATCGCCATCAATGAAAACACCAACATGCCGGCGGTGAAGCCGGCTGCGCAGCCAGCCCAGAAAGCCAGCCAGGCCATCGATCAGGCGAAGTCGTATTTCCAGAACTTGGACGCGCCGACCTCAGTGATCGCCGAATCGGACAGCGACTCCCCGGGAATATCAAGCGGGTCGTAGTCGTCCCCAATCAGTGCGATCGATGCCGCGCCGCCCGGCTTGTAACGATGCACCGTCACAATGGCCGCCTTGCCAGACTGCGCTTCGTTAAGGCCAACAACGAACAGCTTGTAGACCTGCGCGCTTTGCGTGAGCGCCTGAACGCGCGAGCTGGCTAGTTTGGTATATGCAACGTGTAGATTCACAGCCCCGGCCACGGCATCCGGGATGGCGCTGCCAGACAGGACATAGATGCCGGCACCGTTAACGATGTAGTCCGTTCCATCGACATAGGTCGTTGTGTCCGTGGCATCCTTTACCACCACTGCAATGGTGGTATCGGGGATGAAGTCGAATGGCACCAGACCACCCTTGAACGCCACGTGTGGCTCTGCGGTAACAGCGGCGGCGGCGATGGTTGACCGTGAACCAAGTGCGGCCAGCGCCATGTTGTGCGCATTACGGTCATAGGCCTTGATGTTGATCGGGATGCCGGAGTTTCGGCTGATCGAGTTGGCCTTGCCGCCGCCCGCATTGGTGAAGTCCAGAATGGACTTTTCATCTTGCGACTGGCCGATGGTGATCTCGGAGCAGTTGCCCATACTGACCGCTGCCGAGAGCCCGTCATAAGGCTGCAGGAACGCCTCGCCTTTTCCGATAAATGAAGCATCTGCGATCTGTGACATTTAGGTCTCCTACGCTCAGGGCGTGTTGAATGTGTCGTGGAAAGTGAAGCTGCCGCGCACCTGCGCGATAACGATGTCGCTGCCGTCTTCTGGCGGCAGCACGCTGTAGCCTTCGAGGCGGGCATCGATGGCCGCGCCTTCGAGGTCGCGCGCGAGGTCGCCGAATAGGGCTTTTTTGAGGTCGCCGATCAACTGGTGGCCGGTGGCCAGCACGCTGGCGGCGGCGGCCTGCTCGGTGCAGGCTTCGGCGACGAAGTTGACGCGGATCTTGGCGGCCGGGCGATGCGGTACGGCGCTCTCGGCCTCGGCGCTTGTTTCGTGCAGGCGGCAAAATGGGAACGCCTCGCCGTCCTGGCGCGGCACCGGCCCCAGCAGCACCGATGCGCCGGCGTTGGTGGCGTAACCGTTGACGATGAGGATCGCCTGCAGGCGCGGCACCAGGCTGGTGAGCAGGGTATAGGCTTTGGTCACTTGAGCCACCAGCCGACGACATAGCCATCGTCCGATTCTGGGCGGTCGAGCTTCCAGCTGCTCTTGCCCATCGCGGCGATCTGGCCGGCGGTGTAGATGGCCGGGTTGACTGCGATCGCCACGCCGGGCGCGAAGCCGGCTGCGGTGGCGGTGGTTTTGAGCAGGCTGATGCGGTCGCGCCGTTCGCTGGTGAGGTTATATTCGCCGATCTGGTCGACACCCCGCGTGAGCGTGGCGTCGAACGCATAAGCGCCCTGGATCAGGGAGATATTGGAAAAAAGCGCAGCCGAAGCCGCCGCCGTCAGTGATTCGACGGCGGCGAAGTTCATGCCGTACCTTTCGGCGGGCGGACCCGCTTGAGGGGCACAGACCGCTTGACCGGCTCCACCACATACGCAGCGCGGCCGAGGCCGACCACGTAGGCGGCGGTGGGCGTGTCCAGGGGGACGACCGCACCGGCTTGCACCGGGGCGCCGTCAACCCAGAACGGGCGGACGACTTCGACCTCGACCATGATCAGGTAATCGTGGTCGCTGCGGAGAAGGCGCCAGCGACGCGGACGCCGATGTCGAGCGTCTGGAAGGCGCGGATGCCGGTGATGCCCGCCGCAAAGTTCGCGTAGGGGTTGCTGGCGATCTCGACGCTGCCCCAGTCCGCCACGATGACCTGGCTGAAGTCGCCGAAGATCATGGTCGCGGTCGGGATGTTGGTCGAGCTAGCGGCGCGGAAGCCTTCGATCTGGCCGTCGAGGATGTTACCTTTCCACAGCGTCGCCGAGTCGGTCGAGGCGATGCGGGCACGTGCCGACAGCAGTCCAGCGACAGCCGGGGTGGTGACGTAGGCACAGCCGCTGTTGAGCGCGTTGGCGGTAGCCACATCGACCTGCGCGTTGATCAGCGCGGCCAGATCCAGCGCGGTGCCGGTGAAGGCGCCGATGGATGCGGTGCCGAGGATGCCGACCGGCGCGCCGGAGCCGCCGGTGGCGAAGCCGGACGCATCGATCGAGGTGGCCAGCGTGCCAGCCAGGTCTTCCATGATGAACGCGTCGGCGTCAGGCGTGGACTGCTGCAACAGCAGGCGGGACACTTCGGTGTAGGCGCCCAGCACTTTCGGGCGCAGTTGCAGCAGGCCGAGGGTCTGCTGGCTTTCGGTGATGGCGGTGGCTTCGTTCGCCAGCCAGTAGCCGGTGGCGCCTGCGCTCTGCTTGGTGATGTCGGCATTGCCGACCAGGCCGGACAGGCTGCGTGCGCCCAGGTCCATCAGCAGGCTGCGTGCGCGCAACAGGCCAATGAAATCCTGCGGGCGCAGTTCGGTGGCGACCATATTGCCGCCGTTGGCTGCGGTGCCGACGGTCATGTCGCGGCGCTGCACTTCGTAGGGAATGAAGAAGCTGTTTTCTGCCTGGCGCTGGATGCCGGCGGACAAAGCCTTGTCGGCGAATGCCTGGCTGGCGGCGCGCTCGAGGCCGGCTCCGGTCCAGTCGTTCGACATCATCGCGCGGATGGCGCGGGTGATGCTGAATGCGCGGGTTTCCTGAGCGGAGAGGCCGACCGATGGGTCGAAAGTGGACTTGGTAGCGATGTGGTCCATCATGCGGCGCGAGAACGCGTCGACCGATTCGCCGGTCTGCATCGCCTGGCGTACCAGCGGCTCGATGTCGAAGCGCTTGAACTGTTCGCCCAGGGCGAGCAGGTCGGCGACGCGCTTGTTGGCGGCGTCGCGGCCGCGGGCTTCGACGGCTGCTTCGTCGATGGTGATGACGGGATCGGGCATGTGTTGCTCCTTGATAATTGGGGTTTCGATGAGGGGTGCGGCTGCGGCGGCGGGTGCGGATTCGAGCGAGCGGCCGACGCCGACGCTGGTGTCTGCCGGCACGGTCACGAGCGAGTTTTCCAGCGGCTCCCAATCGATGACGCGATAGGTGGCGGGCTGGTCGGCTGCGCGCTCGAAGGCGCCGGCATAGGCATCAAGCGCGCGATGGAAGGCCGCCACGTCGCCCGGATGGTCGCGGTGACTACGCGAGAGCGTCCGTTCGAAGAGGCGACCGCTCAGGGCGCGTTCAATCTTGTCGCCGGACTTGCCGACGCTTTGCTCGATCACCGTGTGGATCTCGTAGCCGATGCTGGTTTTGCTGAGGATGCCGGTTTCAACCAGGGCGATGGCCTCGCGGCCCTTTTCGGTGGCGCTGGTGATGCGGACATCGCCGCGCACCACGTTGTCGGCGTCGCAGCGCACGCTGCCCGGCACATGCGCGCCGCGCAGGTCGTTCCAGTCGTGGTTGAACAGCAGCGCGGCGCCGTCGTTGAGGCGGCCGAGGCGCACTGCGGATTCGCTACAGTCAAGAATTTCGATGCCCCACCAGCGCGCGTAGGGCTGCTCGCTGGCGAACGACATCGCCACCACCAGGTCTTCACCTTCGCGGCGGGTGCTGGCGGGGTCGAGTTTCAGTTCGCGGGTCAGGGACATGTGCGGTTCTCCATAGGTGCCATTTCAGCGCAACGGGCGGAAGTGGTTTAGGCGCGGGGTTTCCGATTTCATGCTGCGGCGGGGATTATTGAAATAGCTCTTGCGCGTGCACGCATTGCGTGTATTATTCGATTCAAGGGCGGCACATTGCTTCCCACCGCGCCTCGGGAACAGGGGCTGGAGCAGAAAATGACAACCAAGATGACCAACACCGCTGTCGATACCTTTCTCGATATGTACGACTTCAGCATTGGCGATGCGGACGCTGGAATGGTGGCGCGCATCATGGCCGAGGGTGAGGCTGTCGGATTCGACCTGGCCTACGACCTCACCGGCAAGCCCGACCAGTACCTGACGATCCCGCAGGCGCTCCGTCTCGCAGGATGCAAAGATGCCTAACCATCCAAACCGCAGCCGGGCCGAGATCCCTGCACGTAACCCGACGTCGGAAGAGGTGCGCGCAGCCCGCGAGGCGGCGGGGCTTACGCAGACAGCAGCAGCAGAACTCATCCACTGCGCCCTGCGCGGGTGGCAGGAATGGGAAGCCGGAAACCGTAAAATGCACCCGGCATTCTGGGAGTTGTTTCGCATCAAGCTGGGACGATAGGATCAGCAGGCGCAGGCGCAGCGGCCACAGCATCGCCCAGCGTGATGTTTCGCTTGGCGGCCAGCCGCGCTTCGTTTTCCAGTTCGCTGAACACGTCCTCGATGTCGCGGCCGTTGCGTGCGGCCCAGGCGGTGCGGCTGTCGACGCCTTCCTTGAATGCAGCGCTTGCGGCGTTGATTTCCTTGAGCGGGTCGTTGCTCTGCCAGCCACGATGCTGCCAGGCGTGGGCGGCGAACTTGTCGGCCTTTTGGATCGGCAGCGGGGAGCCGTTGGGCAGCTTGATTGCACCGCGCCCGAGTGCGGCGGTGAGCCAGTGCGAAAACAGCACTTCCAGCCAGGCTTCCTCGAACCAGCGCTGATGGCGGCGCCACTGGTCGCGGTCGTCGTTTTGAGTGGCACGGATGCTGTTGTAGTTGAGGTCGGCGTGGTCGTTGCACAGCGCGGGGTAGGACACGTTCAGGCCGCTGGCCATGCGGCGGTGGGCTGACTTCATGAAGGGGTCAAACACTTCGTTCGGGTATTTACTGTCGACCGACGTCACCGTGGTGCCCACCGGTAGGGTGTCCCAGGTGCCGGGCGCGCTGGTGGAAAACTTACTGCCGTCCGCCTGCTCGTCGCCGGGCATCTGCGGTGCCTGGCCATCATCAGTGACGAAGAATCCGAGGTGGTCGGCGCCCTGTTTGGCCGCGAGCAGCGCGCTCAATGCGAACTCCCCGGCGAAGTGCATGCTCAGCATGGCGGCGTGCATCCACGGGATGCCGCGCGTTTGCCCTCCGCGGCGAGACTTGAAGCGGTGGATGATGTTGCTGGCGTCGACGCGGGTGGCGGTGCGCGCGCCGGTGGCGCCGCTGGCGAACCAGACGGCGACGGTACGGCCCATCGCGTCCTTTTCGATACCGAGCTTGATGGCGTTGACGCCCGCCGCCTTGGGGCGGTTATGCCAGGTGGCGATGGCTTCGACATCGACCGCGCGCAGGGCGTAGTCGAATTCGTTGCCGGCGGCCTTGCCGTACTCCTCGAACACCAGGTATTCGCCATCGCGCGCGGTGCCGCGTGCGATGTTCCACATCAGCTCGATCAGCGAATAATCGCCCGATACCTCGCACACGCCGCGCTTGCCGAAGCGTGCCCACGCCGCCTCGATCGCCTCACGTGCCAGCTGGTCGGATTCGCCGGGGCGGTTTTCGACCAGGCTGACCAGGCGCGGGCCGGTGTCGCCGACGATGTTGGTCTCGCACATTTCCAGATAGCGCAGCGCGAAGTCGTTGTCGTTTTCCAGATTGCGGGCGCGCTGGCGCAGGCGGTCGAGATCACCGCGCAGCTCTTCCACGATGTCGGCTTGCGTTGCGCGCCACGAATCGGTGAGGCGCGACAGTTGCGCGGCGGCGAAGGCGCGCGACATGGCGCGGTCGATCATGCGCGGGTCGGTTACGGGCTTAGGCTTGCGGCGAAACAGATCGGACAGGGCCATCAGAACCTCATGTAGATGCGGCCGCGACCGGGCCGGTTGCCGGCGGCGGCCTGCTCGCGCGCGACCTCGGCGGCATACTGGCTGCGCAGCGCGATCAGCTTGGACGTGTCGCGCTGGATCGAGCGATCGAGCCCAGAGGCTTGCATCAGGTCGATCATGTCGGCGGTGGCGCGCGACTCCAGCGCGGCCTCGATCGCCGCCAGCATGCGCACGGCGTGGCTGCGGCCGTCGAACGTGGTGAGCGCGGACAGGTTGGGGAGAACGGTGAGCGTGCCGGTGGCGGCGGTTTCGCGCGCGGAGGTTCCGGCATTGGTGAAGGTGCGCACCCACTGGTAGTCGCCCGCAGCATAGGCTGCGGTGGCGATGGCGGTGAGGCTGACCGCGTGGGCGTCGCCGGATGCGGTGGAGGTGAGCATGAGCTTGACCGCTGCCGAAATCAGCGTGTAGGACAGCACCCAGCCAGCGCCAGCCGGGTGGTCGCTGTCGCTGATCGTCCAGGCGATGCTGTCGCCGGATCGGAACGAAAGCGGCTCGGTGGTGGCGGCAGTTGTCATGCTGCCTTTTTATCGGATGCGGCGGAAGCGGTTTAGGCGGGGGGCTTCCGATTTGTGCATGGGATGGCCGCGCGAGAAAAAGCCCGCAATAGGCGGGCTGAGTTTTCAACAGGTAACGTTTAAGCCTGCGCTGTTGGAACCTTGCGAACAACAGCAGAATGCACAATCAGATTGAATGATCCTGACGCCACGCCAGTGTTGTATTTAGCCGCGATGTAATTTCGCAGGCCCGTCGTTCCGGCGGGGATCGCATAGAGCGGGCTGCGCAAGACATAGCGGCCAACCGGATACACGCCACCGAATCCTGCATCAGCGCTTCCTTGGAAGTTCTCGGTGTAGAGAATCTCGCTGGTGCCGGTCATGTTCACATAGCCATAAACCGACTTCAGTGCAATAGGTGTGCCGGTAATCTCAACTTCGATTTCCAAGTAAATCTTGTCGCCAATGGCCCATCCGGTTGTGGCGTTGTCGTTGTAGAAATAGGTCGTGTCGCCTGATACCGCTGCCGTTCCAGAGAACGAGCCTGCCAGATTCTGCGAGAACTTCGTGCCGTCTGCCACTTTTGAGCAAACAACAGCCATGCCAGCGGTTCCAACAGCGGAAGCCGTCCACGAAGCCGCCACCCCACTTGCTCCGGTAGCATTTGTGCCGAGCGTGCCAGTGGTGCCAGCCATGCAAGGGTTTGGTATTGCCGACAGAATCGCGTTGCCGTCCATCTTGCCGTTTACACGGTATTTCGGGCGATGGAACAGGTGCGCAATCTGGTCATAAATCCAGCCAGAAAGGACAATATTGCCCTTTACATTTGGGTGCACCGTATTATCTGGAGCACCATATATATAACCCGAAAGAGGTTGCGGGTAGGTGTTGGCTGTGTCAATGTATGCACCAGACACATCAACAGCAATAGCCCCCGCCTGCTTTGCACATTCTTCAAAAATCAGGTCGTTAAGCTGGCCAAAATAATCGCGGTGCGCAGTAGTCGTGTATGACATTGAAGGCAGGCAGGAGAAGACAACAGGAATTGCCCCTGCGTCCTTACAGGCACGAATGGCTGTCTTCAGGTTGGTGTAGCTGTCAGCCAGCGTGAGCGAAAGAATGTCGTTTTCAAACAGGTGCAAGAACACCACGCCCGGGCGATATGCAGCAAGGCAAGCAGCAATATAAGGAACCATCTGTGTGGATGTTCCGCCAGAATATCCCCACACGCCCTGAGACAAGGCCTGACCTCCGATAGTCCCATCACCCGTATCATCGAAGATGAAAGCGTGCTGCATCAGTGAATTAAACTGGCGCACAGCAGAGACCGGGAAGTTTGTTGACCCGCCTGCATAGGTCATTTTTGACTGGTTGGAAATACTGTTGCCGAATACCATCGCCCGCAAAGGCGGTAGCGATGCTGGAAGGCCTGCAAACCCAACCGTATTTCTGGATTGGTCAGTGACCATCATGGAATTAACTGAACGATCGACCTCCGGGGTTCCGCCAGAATAGGCCGCCACCCCGCGCCGCACCAG